TAAAGGTATGAAAATTGCCCTATTGGTAGATGCTTGGGAACATGCGTGGGCCCTCGATTACCAACAGGACAAAGCCAAGTATCTAAATAATATTTGGCGCATCATCAACTGGCAAACAGTTGACATTAGATTACAAGGAGCGTAATATATGTTAGATACACTATTTTGGGTAGCAATTGGAGCATTCGTAGGTTGGAATTTTCCTCAGCCGTTTTGGGCTAAGATTATTCAAGAAAAGATTCAATCAATGATTGCAAAGAAGTAATATGGCATATTCAGACAAAGTAATTGATCATTACGAGAATCCACGAAATGTCGGTAGCTTTGACAAGAACGATGCAGATGTTGGCACAGGCATGGTGGGAGCACCTGCCTGTGGCGATGTAATGAAACTACAAATTAAAGTTGACGACACAGGTATTATTACAGATGCGAAGTTTAAAACTTATGGGTGTGGCAGTGCTATTGCTAGTTCTAGTCTTGTCACCGAGTGGCTCAAGGGCAAGAACTTGGACGAGGCACAAGCCATTAAGAACTCAGATATCGCTAGTGAATTGGCGTTACCGCCCGTTAAAATTCACTGCTCAATACTTGCAGAAGATGCTATCAAGGCGGCTGTAAAGGATTATAGAGCAAAGCATAATGATCACGTTAACTGAAAAAGCGGCAAACAAAGTTAAAGCTCAGTTAGAAAATCGTGGGACTGGGCTGGGTATCCGTGCTGGTGTTAAAACTACAGGATGCAGCGGATTAGCATATACAATAGAGTTTGTAGACGTGCCAAACAATGAAGATCTAAGTTTTGTCAGCCACGGAGTTCATGTGTTTGTTGATCCAAAGAGCCTGGCATATTTAGAAGGTGTAGAAATGGATTGGGTTCGCAACGGACTCAATGAAGGGTTTGACTTCCAAAACCCGAATGAACGTGATCGCTGTGGGTGTGGCGAGTCGTTTCGAGTTTAAAACTTACTAACTGGTAGTTCTGTACTAGCAGGTAAATCCCAAATTTTCTTCTGTTCAATGCCTTTGCGTTGGGCAAATCTTTTAGAATCACAGTCTGAACAACAATGAAAGTAATTGTTGCTCAATCTCTTTCTCTCCATCTTTCTAACATCTCGATGAAATTCACTTCCACAGTTGTCACAACGAAATAGAGCCACGGTTTTAGTTCGGTTGTAGCTGTGGCTATGGCCTAATTTGCTAACTCGTACATACTCAGTATGTTGTCTTTTTGTTTTTAAAAACATCTAGTATTTACATTAGGCTTTTAAAACATTGGGCTAAATATTAGAGAAAGCAATAATCTTAGGATAAGCCATGGCAAGAAAAATTATAGATACAGGTGTTGTTGGCAATGACGGCACTGGTGATAGTATACGCGATTCGTTCCGAAAGGTAAACGATAACTTCCGAGAGCTGTATAGTTCTTTAGGTTTAGGGGATAAACTTACCTTTGTGGGATTGGATGATTCACCCAATTCGTATGTTGGACAAAACGATCCCGTAACTGGCGCAACTCCGTTAGTTACCATCAACAATGATGAATCCGGTTTAGCATTTAAAACCCTAATTGCCGGTTCGGGTATATCTATTGACTATACTACAAATTCTAGCGAAATCGCAATTAACTCAGAATTTGCTAGTATCTCTGCTGACAGAGATCCATCACTAGGCGGAACTTTAAAAGTTAGCCCTGGTATTAAAACTAACAGAATTAACAAATTAATTGACCCTGAGGGACTTACTGTAGGAGTCGGACAAGCTCTTTTACCTATCAGTCAGGACGAGGTTATCAACAAGCGATATGCAGATACTAAAATATCTCGTGCTGGTGTAAATTCTATAGATCCAGAAACAGGAGCAGTAAATGCTGCTATGGGTCGAATGAGCGGTCCGTTGATTTTATCACGAGATCCAGAACCAGACGATGATTTAATTTATAACGGTTTGGTTGCGGCTACTAAAAGATATGTTGATAATTCAGCATTTGGATCAGTGTCTAATTTATATGTTGCTACCTCAGGTCAAGATGATAGAGTTGGAGTTACTACTGAATTACAAGGTAGAGCATTGGCTTATGCTTATAGATCAATCGAAGCTGCTTGTAAGAGAGCGGAAGAATTAGTACTCGAAGCTAGAGACGAAATTGGGCCTTACAGAAAAGTATTAACTTATAACAATGGTGAGTATGATTGTTACTTGACTGCCATTGAAACTTCGCCAACTTCCGGTACATCATTTGCTGCTACTGCAATTATGAGTGTTGATACAATTTCTATTGTTGCAAAAGGAAGTAACTATAATATTGGAGATCGCTTAACTCTCGTTGGGGGAGATATTGGTGTTGCAGGGCAACGTGCTATTATCGAAGTGTTGACAACTGTAACGACTCCAGGTGCAATTTTAACCTATAGAGTAGTCACTACTGGATCTTATGTTGGTCTTCCCGGAGCCACAGCAGTAGCAACCGCAGCAGACAGTGCGTTCGGTGCTGGTGCTACTTTCAATATTACCTATAAAGTAAACAACGTTAAAATAACAAATCAAGGTTCCGGATACAGTTTAGTATCTGTTAGAATTTCAGGGGGCGGTGGTGCAGGTGCGTTTGGTACTGCCGATGTTGTCGGCGGACAAATATTAAGTATCACTATTACAGACCAAGGCTCTGGATTTACCTCATTACCAGCAGTGGTTGCTGACCTACCACGATTTAAAATCTTTACCAATGGTCTACGAACCGACTACACTGGTGATGTATTAAATGACACTCCGGTGGCTATTCGAACACGAGATGTTAGAGAAGGGCTATTCCTTAGAGGTGTTGACTCAGGAGCACTTGCTCAAATACTAGCACACGACGGTTCATTAGATGGCGACGATGAAATATTTGATGTGGATATCAAATACGGTGCTTTCCAAATTGGAGAAACCATTGCCTATGGCGATGTTGCTAAAAGTATTCAAATTACAATTTTAGTCGAAAGCGGTATCTACGAAGAAAACTTACCTATTAAAGTTCCTCAAAACTGTTCTATTGTTGGAGACGAATTTAGACGTTGTATTGTAAGACCAAAACCCGGAACTAGTTCTAGTCCATGGGCTTTTAAGAAATTTAGAAGAGACTTAATTAATGATGGATTAGTCACTGCTATAAACGACGAGTTTGGGTATCATTACTTACAAGATTCATCAGCACCGGTTTATCCTAAAATTTCAAACAAAGGTTTTTATAGAGCTGCGGCATCCCTAGTAGCTGCTAATAGAGTATTTGTTCAAGAAGAAATTATTGCTTGGATCGCTGCTCAAGTTAGTGGTAATATTTCTCCGTTCACTTCTACATTTAGGTATAACGATCTTCTTTGCAAAAGAGATGTTGGATTAATTATCGACTCTATGGTGTTTGACTTAAAGTGGGGCGGGTATAATAGAACTATTTCTGCTGCTTTAAAATACTATCAAAATGCCAGCGGATTAATTGCTATTGGTCCTCAGAAAACAGAGACCTTAGCAGCTATTGATCACATCAATGAGTTGCTTCAACAGATTATCGACAACTCTGAAATTACAGTAGTTTATCAAGATTTGTTTAGACAGACAATTGACAATGCGTTTGTAGCTGAATCTGGTTCAGATGTTGTTATTAACGATTTGTTTGTATCATTTAAAGATGTAATTGACGGTTCAGGAAGTGTTAATTACCCTAAAGAAAACGATCAAATGGACATGTTCCTTGCCAATGATGCAGTTCGTTGGCAAGCTATCACTGGACAAGGGCACGGTGGATTCATGTGTGTTCTTGATCCTGAAGGACAAATCCTTGCCAAATCACCATACGCCCAAGAGTGTGCAAGTTTTTCTAAATCGATAAACGCACAGACATTTGCTGGTGGTATGTTCATTGATGGATTTGCAGGTAACTTACAATTTCAAATCACCCAGGTAGAGTCCACAACCCGATTAAGGGTTGGAGGTTTAGATCGTATACCTAATCTACCATGTTC